CAAAGATCACAAAGATTCGCTGCAAGGACGTAATAGCCAATTAAACTCAATCCGCTGGTTCAAATATGTCCGCCACGAGGACCGCGCTGCCTATGAGCGTGACGGCTGGGTCTTTGCGGCCGAACTCGGCCCAACCCATGGCTACTATTCGGTCCTGATGGAAAAAATAGAGAACACTGATGACCACACCGAAAAAGAGCGGCATGGGGCGGCCAACACACGCCCCGACGCCCGAGACACGCCGTCAGGTTGAAGCGCTCGCTTCCTGCGGGACACCCTATGAGCTGATTGCCCGCGTGATCGATATCAGCGTGCCGACACTCACAAAGCATTATGGCGAGGTGCTCGAGGTCGCAGGCGTAAAAGCCAATGCAATGATTGCTCAGAGCCTTTATAAAAGGGCTCTATCGAACGACAAGGGGGCGATTACGGCTGCTATTTTCTGGCTGAAAGCCCGCGCAGGCTGGCGTGACAATATTCCGCTGGATGAAACCGGCGCTCCCGTCGGCAAAAAGGAAATCGCGCAAGCAGAGGCCCAATCGGCGGGTATCGGCACCGAATGGGGCGATGATCTTCGCCAAGGCTCAACGCCACAGTTGAACTGAACGCATGGACTGGAACACAGCCTGTCCCGACTGGGAGGATCGCATCCTCTCGGGTAGGACAATCGTTCCTGACCTTCCACTGTTTGATGATGAAGCCGCCCGCGCGCTCAGGATATTCAAGCGGCTTCGTATTCCGGATGTGATCGGCACGCCGACCATGGCAGAAGCCTGCGGCGAGTGGGTGTTTCCGATCGTCGAGGCGTTGTTTGGATCTTACGATCCGGTTGCCAATATCCGGCTGATCCAGGAGTTCTTTCTTCTGGTTCCTAAGAAAAACTCGAAGTCGAGCAGCGGCGGCGCCATTATGGTGGTTGCCCTGATCGTCAACCGCCGACCCAATGCCGAATTCCTGCTGATTGCGCCGACGAAAGAAATCGCCGACATCGCCTTCAAACAAGCGGCCGGCACGATCAGGATCGACAGCGAGCTATCAAAGCTCTTTCACATCCAGCGGCATTTGCGGCTGATCACGCATCGCAATACCGGCGCAACGTTACAGATCAAGGCGGCAGATACCGACGTCATCACCGGTTCCAAAGCGACCGGCACGATGATCGACGAGACGCATGTGTTCGCAAAAAAGGCGAACGCGGCCGATATTTTTCTCGAGATCCGGGGCGCGCTGACGGCACGGACCGACGGGTTTCTGTTTCAGACGACGACGCAGTCCAAGGCGCCGCCTGCAGGCGTCTTCAAGACCGAACTTGCTATGGCGCGCGATGTGCGGGACGGGATTGTCAATCTACCTCTGTTGCCCGTTCTCTATGAATTGCCGAACCGCATCTCGGACAAGGACGGATGGAAGGACCGAACCTATTGGCACTGCGTGAACCCGAATATGGGCCGCTCGGTCAACGAGGAGTTTTTAGCCCGCGAAGTGATGAAGGCGGAAGGCGATCCGGCACAGACCGCGCTCATTGCCTCGCAGCACTTCAATGTCGAGATCGGCCTATCTCTGCGCTCCGACCGCTGGCCGGGTGCGGACTTCTGGGAAGAAGCAACGGATCCGACCATCACGCTTGATCACTTAATTGAGCGTTCCGATGTCGCGGTCGTCGGCATTGATGGTGGCGGGCTCGACGACTTGTTCGGCCTCACGGTCTTGGGCCGCGAGATCGGAACAAAGCGTTGGCTTTCATGGTCCTGGGCGTCGGCTCATCGGATTGTGCTCAACCGCCGCAAATCAGAAGCCGCACGGCTTAAGGATTTTGAAGCCCAAGGCGATCTGACCTTTGTTGGACAGTTGACAGACAAGCTCTTCGCACTCGAGCCGAACGAGGATGATCCGGAAGGCTTTGCGCTGCCCGTCGATATCGGTCTGATCATTGATCTCGTCAAACGCGTTGATGATGCAGGCATCCTTCATTCGGTAGGCCTTGATCCGTTCGGCGTTGGAGCCATCGTTGACGCGCTGGCAGATGCCGGCATCGGTTCCGAGGACGACAAACTCGCTCACAAGGGCCGGATGCGTGTCATCGGCATCTCGCAAGGCTGGAAACTGTCCGGAGCGATCAAGACGGCCGAGCGGAAGCTCTCGGATGGAACGCTTGTGCACGCCAATCAGGCACTCATGGACTGGTGCGTCGGCAATGCCCGCATTGAGCCCAAGGGCAATGCGATCACGATCACGAAACAGGCCTCCGGCACCGGCAAGATCGATCCCCTTATGGCGCTCTTTAATGCAGTCTCGCTGATGAGTGCCAATCCGGACGCCGACTTCTCGATTTATGAGGAGCGCGGCATGATGATTTTCTAAATGTTTGAGGAGCGCGCCAGCATGGGACTAGGCAGCGCGCTCAAGCGGATCATTGGCAAACGCGAGACACGATCATCGGCCATCGATGACACCTATTTCGGTCCAGGCCTTTGGTCCAATCCGTCGATCGCAGGCGTCAGGGTCGATCAGCAGACCGCAATGACCGCCACAACGGTGATGGCCTGCGTGACGATCCTCGCCGAGGATTTTGCCAAGCTTACACCGAACATTTTTCACAAGGACCCGAAGACGGGAGCCCGCAAGCCCGCAACAGAGCACGATCTCTATGTGCTGCTCTATCAACCGAATGATTTTCAGAACGGTTTCGAATTCCGCGAGACCATGATGGCGAACCTCGTGCTGCACGGGAACGCCTATGCGGTCAAAATCAGGGATGGGCGCGGCAAAGTTCTTAAACTCGTACCGGTCAACGCCAACTGGGTAGCACTTCGAGAAGCCCCCGACGGCAATCTCTTCTATCGCGTGACGCCCACCGGGCTTCACATGATGGCGGAACTCAAAGGGGAACCGTTCTTTATTCCCTCAGACGACATGCTCCACATCCGTGGCATGTCGATGAACGGGCTTTTAGGCTCCTCGCGCATGATGATGGCGAAAGAAGCCATCGCCCTCTCGTTGGCTTACGAACAACAAGCCTCGCGCTGGATGAACAATCAGGCGAGCCTGTCGGGCGTATTGCAAACCGACCAGAAACTCTCGGAGCCTGCAGCCAAGCGTCTCGCGCAAGATTGGCGGGATCTGAAGACCGGCCTGCAGAATGCCGGTAAGATTGCTGTTCTCGAACAGGGCCTGAAATTCCAACCGCTATCGATGAATGCCGAACAAGCGCAGTTCATCGCATCGCGGCAGTTTCAGGTGGCGGAAATAGCAAGAGCATTCCGCGTACCTCTTCACATGATGGGCGATCTGACGCGCTCGACCGATAACAATATCAGCCAGCAGGCCCAGGAATATATCAACCTGACACTGTCGGGTTACGTGTCACGCTGGCGGGAAAAGCTTGATGTCAGCTTCGACCTTCGCGCTCAGGACCTCTTCGTCGATTTCGATTTGTCGCAGCTCATCCGCGGCGATGTGACAACGCGATACGCCAATTATGCCCGGGGCATCACCGGCGGGTTCCTGACCATGAACGAAGCCCGCATCGATGACGGACGCGATCCGATGCCGGGTGGCGACTAGCTTTTAAATCCTCTCAACATGGATGCACCCGGAAGCCATTCGACCGGCGCCAAAGCCGAAGGCGGCGGACGGCCTTCGAATACCGATGCAGGCAAGGGACCAACCGCACAATGACAAGTACCCGAAAAATTCCAGAAGCCGTGCGCCTTGCCGCAGCCCAGCCGCTCTTCGGTATGCCCGAGGCAGATGATGACACCTCGGTTGACCGCGTCATCCGCTATGCATTCTCGGACGCCTCTGTCGCGCGCGATCACCATACGATTGCAGCGAATGCCTGGGGTCTCGACAACTTCCTGAAGAACCCGGTGTTCTTGTGGGCCCATGATGCGGGCGAGCCTCCGATCGGGCGTGTCGTGAATTTACGAACCGAGAACGATATCCTGCGCGGCGAAGTAGAGTATGCCGACCGCGATACCTATCCGTTTGCCGACACGGTCTACCGCCTTGTGAAAGGCGGATTCATAAACGCTACCTCGACAAGCTGGATCCCGCTCGACTGGACGATCGCACGCGATAAATCCCGCCCCGGTGGCGTGGACTTCACCAAGGTCGAACTTTTAGAAATCAGTCAGGTGCCAGTTCCTGCTTTGCCGACGGCGCTCGTGGAAGCCCGGCGTCAGGGCATCGATACCAAGCCGGTATTTGATTGGGCCGAGCGCATGCTCGATAGCGGCGGCTTCACTATCCTGCCGCGGGCAGAACTTGAAGCCTTGCGCATCGAGGCCAAAATGCCAGCGGCGAGCAAAGTTACTTCCGAAGTAACCCCTGAAATTACCTCCGAGGTAACGGCGGATCCTGTCCGCTCCTTCGAACGGGCGCTCTCCCGCAA